CGGTATCGGATAATAAAATTGAATCTGGTGGACAGAATGATGTAGATTTGTCTATATTTAATCATCCAGTCAAGTCATTATTTTTTGGATTTGGAACAACAACGGATGATGCCCCAAATGACCGTTTTACGTTTAAAAATGCAGATATACATCTCAATGGGACACCCTTATTAGAGAATATGTCTCCATTGTACTTTCACGTTGTACAAAACTATTACAATGCCGAACACGGTGTTATTGAATACCAGTACCCCACAGACGTCATTTTCTATACACGATTTTTTGCGTACCACTTCTGTGCGAAAGCGTCAGGTTATAACCCATCCGGGACGTGTAACTTTAGTCGCTTAGATAACGCCAAGCTCATACTTCGTGGGTGTGAAAAGGGTTCACTCAGACCAGCCGATCAACCCCTTTATGTGTACGCGGTCAATTATAATGTACTCCGAATCCGTGATGGTTTAGCTGGAATTTTATTCGGTAACTAATATAAATGGGACGGACCGTACGTTTTGACCAAATTTATGTGTCTTCACTCGACGCAGACCCATTAGAACAGGATGTTCTCACCAGTGTCAGAAGTATTATTACTTCTGAGATTGAGGCAGACGAACTTGTTGTGAATCGTTTAGGTATCGCGAATACGAATCCGACAACAAATGTATCTGTAGGTACAGATTTGTTCATCACGAATGGTGAGGAAATCATTTTAGATGTAAAGAAGAGTATCCGAACGGCGCGTCTTTTTGCAGATGATAAGATTGGTATTGGTACGACAAATCCAACGCGAACACTTGAAATTCGAACATCTGGAGAGGACAGGTTCATTGTCGATACAAATCCAGATGCTGAAAGTTTGGTGACCGTGAATGGAAATACATTTTCAAGAAACTTACACACGTCAAATGTATTTAGGGTTGGGTCAAGGCTTACAGCAAACGCCACAGCTTCAAATATCTTGAGTGTGACTGGAAATACATACTCCACGAATGTACACGTGGGTAAACATCTCGTCGTTGGTTCAGAGGCTGTAAGTGGAAGTAATGTGGCGGTATTTAGAAACGGAAATGTTGTTGTGGATGGTGGGTTTCTCCAGATTTATGGGGGTATGAATATATATGGTAACTTGTCTGTAACACAAGGTATAACATATACAGCTGTGAATAATCTTGTGGTATCAAATGCCGTTATTCAGATGGGTACGGGTAATGATGGATTATACGACACTGGTGTACTTATGGTGGATGACCCATCACGTTCAAATATCATTGCTGGCTATATTCACGCAGATAATGAATTTGTCTTGGGAAGAACATTCGGTGGACCTGAGACCCAAACATTTACAGTCGATACCTCGAATACAATGAACCTTCACGTGTATGGTGAATTGTATACCGAGGGTCGTGTAGGTATAGCAAATACATCTCCAAATCACACATTGGCTTTAGGTTCAAATGTATATTTTGACGATACTGGCTCAAATGTGATGCATACCACTGGTAATGTCTACGTGAACAAACTCGCGGTTGGGTCGGGTGGTATCACCGTTGGAAACTTACTCTCTTTGGAACCTTTATCTGTAAATCCAGTTGTGATTAGTAGTAATGTTCAAATGAATGGTTTACGTACCACTGGTACCGCACCGTCGGGTATCGCGAATACATCCCCAACGGATACACTCTCCATAGGGTCCAAAATATTTGCAAATCTGAGCACGGCAAATACGTTGACGGTTGTGGGGAACACCGCGACAACAAGTCTTGTGACGGATTTGGTCTTTTCAAGTTCAAACATTACAATTCACGGTGATAGATTTGGTGGAGACAGTACGTCTAATGTACTTACACTCAAATCTGGACCCACGACATCAAATGTGAGCAGTATAGAAGTCTATGGGGCGAGTACATCCAATACGCACCAAAATATTCGATTTAAGACCAAAAATGTGGAGAGAATGCGCATTGCATCTGGTGGTAATGTTGGTATATCAAATACAAGTCCAACGGAAAAACTTACAGTTGCGGGTAATATCTATGTGATTGGAAGCAACGCATCTGTATATGGTAATATTTGGGGTTCAACCGGAAATACATCGATGCGTGTATTGTCGAGTACCGCAGGTGGTGAAAATAGAATTGAAAACATTGTGGCCCCGGGTAAAGGTCTCAATTTTTACGCGAGTAGAACAGCCACAATGGGTACACCAAAGATGACCATTCTAGAATCAAGTAATGTGGGCATTGGGACATCTACACCGGTGGGGCGTCTTCACACGTCCGGTGGAACTGTGTTCATCAATACCCCAGTGACGTACAGTAATGGATTTAATCATTTGGGTTCACCTCTCGTTGTGACGAATACAAATCCAATTGTAAGTACTACAGATTCCCTGACTGTGTTACATCTTACAGGGGATGGTAATGAATTTCGTGATGGTGTTCGAGCGACATTCAAAATGTCTAAACACGATATAGCATCTGGAAAGTCCAAGTCCAAGCTTGATATATACCTCGCCGATGAAACGTACACAGATGAAAGGTATGTGATGTCTTTAAAAAGTGATGGTCGTGTGGGTATTGGTACAACCCAACCAGCTGCACATTTAGAGGTGTACTCGACGGGTATTGCGAATCCTCAAGAGAATGGTCTTCTTGTGCATAATCACGTGGGAGGTGATGCTATCATATCGATGCAAACGGATGTAAATCTTGGGAATGCATTTACATCCTATATTCAAGCTGATGGAGATATACCCGTCGCAGGTTGGTCGACCGGTGTTACGGGTGATGGTGATTATAGAATTACACAAAGTCCATATAGAGTATATGATTCTGGAAGTGTTGGTTTATTCATAGATAATGTAACACGTAATGTGGGTTTAGGTACAGATATTCCTCGGGCCAAACTCGAAGTTTTGGGGAATGTAGTCATCGGAAATAAACTTTCATTTTTTGGTCTCAGTGGAGACGACTTTGGGAATACACACATCGAAGAGCGCCGATATGACTCTGAATATACAAAAAATGAACTATTACTCTTTAAGGGTAATGATGCGTCATCGGTCGACCAGGGTCCAGATAGAATCCGACACATCGCGGCAGAACACGTATTCCAAACATACACAAGTTCAGGTGAAGATTTTGGAACCATTCTTACCGCAAAAGATGCTGAAATAGATAAACCACTTGTTATTACGGATATCGGTATAGTCGTTGTCGGTGGACAGCGGTCCGATGCAACTGGTAAAGGTGCAAATACCAAATTGGTCGTGAATGGTGATATTGAGTTTGGCGCCGGGGGTGCGTTTAAGTTGTCTGGTTTTGCACTTTCAACGACGGAGGGTTTAGATTCTATTAATAAAATTAGAAATCTTCTCAATGGTACATCACGACGTCCACTTACATTTGTACACGAGGTTACTGGTGATGATGATTTTGAATTTGCGCGTTTTGATTCTATAGGTAATTTAGGTATTGGTACTTCAACTGTGGGAGCAAATGTACACATATACAGTGCATCCACGGATAGTGTGAATCTTCTAAAACTTGAGAGCCCTGGGACCAACAAAGAGACCGGTATGCTCATATATACCAATGATGGAGAAGGTGGATACATTCGAGGGTTCAGTAATTCCACGAATAGTACGACAGGTCTCGTGATGGGTGTGTCGAATAACAGTACGATGACGAATTGTATTCATATGATTCACACGAGTAATGTGGGTATAGGCACAGCGACACCCGCGACACGATTTCACCTCTATAACGGGACTCCAAGAATTGAACATTCCACAAGTAATGTGCTCATAGAACTCAAAACAACTGGGGGGACGTCTAACATTATGTCGAGTACAACTGGTAATGTCTATATTCAACCACAGTCCAGTACAACATTTGTTCAAGGTGATCTCGAAATCACGGGGGATTTGACCGTCGATGGCGCTATTGATTTGGGTGACCAGGTCGCTATTGGTCTCGGTGGTGAGACGGCAAATACATCTCTTCACGTGAATGGTGGTATTATTACAAACTCTGACCAGGTGGCGTGTAAAAAATATTCAAACGCAGTCACTATCACGGGATTCAACGACAAAACTATAACATTTACATTTAGACAACCGTCATTTTATGCTAAGATTTTTGGTATTTTAAGGCGTACAGATGGCGCCACAGTTGTGGATTCAAGTACAATGATTCTTGATGTTCAAGGGGGTACAGATGACGGGTCCTTATCCACTGTACCCATCGCTGTTGGTACGAAGAGTATATTTGGTGGGTCAAACTTTTACCCTTGGAGTCCCACAGTCACCACAACAGAAACAACCGTCACCATTTCACCATATGATACGGGTGGTACACGAACATACAAATATGACCTCGTCGTTGATGTAATGACCTCAAATGGTGGTGGACTTGAATCTATAAAGAGTGGTACTATCATACGCTCAACATTCACATATTAGATAACTTTACCTCTCGGGGAAAACCCAAAGGTAGAATTAGAGTAAACACTTACGCCCTGATGGAATCAGAGACGGCTAGGAAGAGAACGCCGACAATGAAAGCCATCACGACGTAATTACATTCAGTTTCTTCGAGACCCATTGGTGGTTTGGTCTCGGTCTCAGTCTTTGGAGCACCGACTGGAACCTGTTGTCTTACAGGAGGTTCCAGTTCCTCCAGAGGACAATAACCTATCATTTATATTGTACTTAGAGATTAATTTCTGTCTTCTTCTTCTTGCGACCACGCTTGGACTTCGAGGCATCGACATTCACCTCCTTGACTTCACCACCCGTCGATTCACCTGAGATGGACACGATGTCTGAAATATCATCGTCATCCTCCTCCACCGCCATTCGTGGTGTGGTGTTCATTGGGGGTGGTGGGGGCATCATCACACCACCCATAAGGCTTGAGATATCAATCCCAGGTCCCTGCATCTCATACTGACCCGTGCCTCCCACAGGGGCTGTATCCGCTGGACCAGATGGCGCACGTGTCGTATTCTGCATCGCTTGCATCATATTGTTCACGAGGTCTGGGTTTTGCTTGAGTACATCATTCATATTGGGCATCACAGATTTGAACATACTGTTGGTCAAGTGGAACATCATCGCTGAACCACCCAACATCATAATGAGCTTGACTTCTGGTGCCACATTGACCTTCGAGCGGTACTTGACGTAGAGTTCCTCAAAGACGCCGTCGTAGTCATCCACATTCTCCATCACAGACTCAGACCAACCCTCAAGTTGAATCTCAAATGGATTGTAGCGTTTGTTAAGGAACTCAAGGCCAGTCACACAGGCCACCAACATTCGTCTTGAAAATCGTATCGATTGTTCGACATCGATGCTATAGGTGATACGCTTGACCTCAGTTCTCAATTCTTCAACATTGGAGTACGCCGTGAGTCTCTTGTTCACCGCAAACCCCTTCTTCTCAAGGCGTCCCAATTTATTAATGAGGTCCGCCTTTTCTTCATCAATAGACGAGTACCCCTTGGAGGGCATCTCCTCTTGGGGGCCTGGTCCCTCATCATCAAAAAACATTGGTTCGTCGTCGTCATCACCGTAATCAATTTCCTGTTCCTGTTGGGGCTGACTGGGGGCAGTTTGTTTGTTTGGATTTACAAAAGCATCCATAGCTTCTTGGTGCACAGGAGGACGTGGTCTGTGACTTTGTTGCACGGGTCGGGGCACGGGTTTTGGGCGTGGTGTTGATATTTCAATCTCATCCATCAGCGCCTGTTCGTCGGCGTCTAATTTCATCACAGTAGTATTTCCACGATCAATGACTATTTCTTCGTCCATCTACTCTTTATAAGGAAACTATTCAATTACCTTTAACGCACTTTAAAAAAAATTATATGTATACATTATAAATGTTTACCCTCAACAAAGCCAACCGAAATGCCGTTATGTCCATCTTTGGTTTGATTGTATTGATTTACATTCTTGGTGCTATCAAGAAGACCAGTCGATACCAGCCCAGACACATCACTGTGAAGGCGGTCAGTGAAAAGTCCATCTTTGATCTCGAGAACAAGTTGGAATGTGCCCCTGGACACACCAGTGAGGGTAGCGCGTATACCAAGAGCTTGACTCCAGGTGGCCTCTGTGGTGCTCAAGAACTCGTCGCCGACCACGCATCGTATGAAATTGAAGATGGAATCGGCGGATCTTTAATCTAAAGTAATATAAATGGCTTTGGTGACTTCCCCCCAAACTATCCCAGACCTCGATTACGAGTATCACACCATAACTGTCGATACCATTGGTCAAGACAGTGCGAATACTTTTACGTGCCATCTCCAACAACCACTTCGCAATGTTGTTCAGGCCAGACTCCTCGCGGCGCATATCAATTCTAATGTATCTACCAAACATTGCTATGTTTCGATTGAGGAATTAGATTCCATTTTTTCTGACCGAGCATCCAATGTTCTCACGGGTCAAGCATCTATGAGTATGATTCGAGGTTCATTCGCGAGTCTCGTGACTGATGGTAATGCCCTCATTACTTTCAAAGACAATTACACAATCGCCACCCAATATATAGACCCAATCAGGCGAGTCGACCGTCTCAGTGTAACGATTCGTGATCAAAATGGCGCCACAATTAAACCATCGGATGATAACGCCAATAATTTCCTCGTTCTTAGATTTGTGTGTAGAAAACCTAATTTGTAATTTTCTTCCTTTAAAGTAGTATACTATGTCTTCGGGTATTGTTCAGTTAGTGGCGATTGGCGCTCAGGATGAACATATTACAGGAAACCCTGAGATATCGTTTTTTAATTCGTCATTTAAAAGACATTCAAATTTTTCACAGTCCATTGAAAAACATACACTCTATGGAGCTGTGAAAAATAATTCTTTATCAACGATTCGAGTTGAGAGAAGTGGCGACCTTTTGGGATACACCTTCTTGGTCCCAGATGATGGTACAGAGTGTGTAGACATCCAAGATTGGTCGCAGTATATCGACAGTGTACAACTTTTGATTGGTGGACAGGTGATAGATGAACAAGATTCACTCTTTTGTGAAACGATTGCGATTGATACGTTCGCACAGAATGTTTCAAAAAGTTCAAATGGACCCCACCCAGGGTTAAGTTCAAGGTCTTATTTCTATCCATTTCGATTCTTTTTCTGTGAAAATGCACAATCTGCGATACCTTTGGTTGCCCTTCAGTATCACGATGTGGAACTTAGAATCCGTTGGGGTCCAAATGCCGCAGACTATAACTGGGAAGCCTATTCAAACTATTACTATGTTGATAACGAGGAACGGGGGAACATCGCATCTCGCGCAAATGATATGCTCATATTCCAAGTCCAAAAGAATATTCCATCACACGAGCTTGTGCAGGAGTTGAATTTTAATCATCCAGTCAAGTACATTGCGAGTTCTAATACAGCTTCACAAAGCGCACTCACGGCTGTGGGTAACCGTATTAAGTTGAGTATCAATGGTATGGATATTTGTAAATATAAATGGGCAAAGACCCACTTTGTTGACGTGTCCCACTACTATCATACAAACTTTGTGACGTCTCCAGATATATTCTTTCACGCATTCTGTTTAACATCAAGTCTTCATCAACCCTCGGGGTCTCTCAATTTTAGCCGTATAGACTCTGCAAAGATACAAAGTGAATCATTACCCATTGTAAATCCAATTTACGCCGTAAACTATAACATTCTCAGGATAGAAAATGGTATGGCTGGGCTTGTGTACGCAAATTAAAATACATTAATATATAAATGGTGAAAAACATCAATACTTTCCATCTGACGGAGAAGATACGACTTGGTCGACATACTTCGGAAAATCAACCTGAACATACAATCGTTTTGAACGCGGGTAAAACTGAGATACCACACATAGAATCCCCAGGTTTCTATGTGTCGCCAATGAGACACGGTGTCTCATCGAATGTACTTATGTATAGCCCAGAGACAAAAGAAGTTGTGTTTGGAAATGATTTGTCCCTCCAAAGTATTACTGAATTAGGGTCTTCGTCAAATGTAAAAACACGTTTTAAACACCTTGAAGTTGAACAATTGGACGTGGTCAATGTGACCACAATCAACACCTACTATATAGACAATCCCGAGTTTGTGGTTGGTGATTCCAACTCTGACGCCCACGACCGTGCTTCAATCAAAATGGTCAAGGGTCGCAACGCGGTGTCTCTCGAGTATGATGGCGACCTCACGTTTCGCTCGGACACTCCCCTCAACGTCACCATTGATGGTGCATTACACAGTAAATCCTATTTTGGTGATGGTGGTCTCCTTTCAAACGTCACGTACGACCAATTGGGGTATGTAATGCCTCATCTACGCGTCACGGAGGATATTCACGCGCACCAGTATCACGGAGATGGACGTCATCTCACAGGTCTCACACTTGGTCAAATTGGGGATATCACGTCAAATAATTTAACAGTCGCGTCTGTGACCACCCAAGGAAATGTGAATGTCGGTTCAGAACTCCATATAGATGGTATAGTGCGTGCCTCGCGTTCGGTCGTCGCCTATGAGTTTATCGGAGATGGACGACGATTGTATGGGGTGGCCCAAGAATCTGATTTGAAATCAAATGTCTCGAGAATTGAGACACTCGAACAGTTGGGTACTACATTGACCTCTAAAGTTACAGATGTACACCATATTCCACATATTATCACCAAGTGTGATTCGTTAGAGTACGCCCTAAATGCCCTAGAACCTAGGGTTACACAGACGGAGAAGTTTGAATCCAGATTTTCAAAACTTGAATACATTCCAGATGTGATTGATACACATTCTCAAGACATTGTGAGATTGACCAAAGATACCCAGAAGATTGGTGCGTACATACCCATTATAATTCAATCGGATAGTGACGTGAGAAAGCTCAATACATACGTGCCCATCATTGAAAATAATGTTGGACGGATACTCCGTATAGAACAAAACTTACCACGTTTACATACATTGGAAACTGCAACGGAGCGTCTTGAAACATACATACCAAGAATTAAGAACCTTGAAGCACACGTACCAAAAATTGGGAGATTAGAAACGTATGTACCACGTATTGAGGCACTTGAACCACTTACACCTAAAGTTGCGCAATTAGAACAGCACGTGGACGTCTTAAAACCACTCACACGCAAGGTTGCGCAGGTGGAACCTCGTGTACGCGCGCTCGAAGTACTCCCAGCACGTGTGAAGACTTTGGAGGACCAGGTTCCACGAGTGGACATTCTCGAAACCCACATTCCAAGATTTGAACCACTTGAGGCACTCGTTTCTACAATACATTCTACTGAGTCAAATGTACACACAATTCAAAATGAAATCCCACCAATTGACGCACGACTTACACACGTGGAAAGCATCTTACCCCGTTCTCTCCAAGATATTATGTCGTATGAAAGCAATACTGTAACAACTTTACAATTATCAAATGTAATAACGTCATTAACGACATCTGGTAATATAGGTATTGGGACAACCGACCCAACTTCGAGAATTTCAATCTATAGTGCACCAAATATTGTGTCTGAAATTGGGGAAGTCAATGGAATTAAGATTAATGAACTCGCTCAAATCAATGCGTACATAAAAGCAAATAATGGAACAACATCTGGACGACCAGGTGGTCTTGTATTCAAGACAAAGAGACCCAATGGTCTACTTGAAAACTCTATGACCCTTGACGGAAATGGATGTCTCACGGTCGGGTCAAGCACCCCACATCCATCAGCAGCTTTAGCCGTTGATTCAACGACACGCGGTTTATTGGTTCCTCGTGTAGTAGGTACAGATATCATAAAAAAACCAGAACCAGGTCTTATTGTATACGATACGGAAACAGATACATTCTGGGGATACAAAAGAACTGGATGGACTACATTGTGTTAAAATAAAATGACCTATTATATAAATGCCGAAGAACCTGAATACGATCGAAAGATCTGAAAGGATACGGGTTGGTAAGAATGTTCCAGACGAACAGGCTATAAATACGGTATTAATCAATGCATCAAATTCAGTTGTAGAAGCACCGATTAGTGGGTTTTATGTAGCACCTATTCGTTACGACACGAGTGTTCTATCCAATACATTGGTATATAACACAGTCACAAAGGAAATTGTGGATGCTGGTATAAGTGCGGATAACCAAACACTCCAAGATGTGACTGATTATGGACTTACAACAAACAACGTGGTTGAGTTTATAAATACAACAACTGCGTTTACGACGATTTCCAATGTTGGTATCGCGAATACCTCTCCGATACACACACTTGATGTTGGTTCAAATGTGTACTTTGATGATACCGCATCAAATGTACTCACAGTATTGGGTAACGTATCCTTACAACGTGATGTATTTATAGAAGGTAATCTCGCCGTTCGGGGAACAACGACGTTGGTACACTCGGAAAACTTATCGATTAAAGACCCTATCATTGTTCTCGGTGAAAACAATACAGATGATGACTTTGTATTTGATTTGGGGGTTGTGATGGCGCGCCCAGATTCTAATGTAGCTGTGGGTTACATTGAGAACGATGATGAACTTGTACTCGCATATACAACAAGCGACCCAAGTGGGCGATATATTGTACCAGATTCCTCAAACACATTGAATGTTCACGTATATGGTTCTTTATTTACAGACTCAAACGTGGGTATAGCGAATACATCACCTATACATACTTTAGATATTGGTTCAAATGTGTATGTTGATGATACCGCGTCAAATATTCTTGTGGTCCACGGGGACGCCAAGATTGATGAGAGGTTGTACGCCAATACCGTGAGTGTCTCAGATGTTTTAGACGTCACGGGTACTATCTACGCACTCTCCAATGTGGATGTTGCGCAGGAACTCAACGTTACCGGGAATGTGTATGCGTCCTCAAATGTGGATGTATCTCGGGACCTGAATGTGAGTGGTGTTGTCTATGCCCTCTCAAATGTGGATGTTGCGCAGGAACTCAACGTTACCGGGAATGTGTACGCACTCTCCAATGTGGATGTTGCGCAGGAGTTGAACGTCACCGGGAATGTGTATGCACTCTCCAATGTTGACGTGTCTCGGGAACTCAACGTCACTGGAAATGTGTACGCGCTCTCCAATGTAGACGTGTCTCGTGAACTCAACGTCACTGGGAATGTGTATGCCCTCTCCAATGTGGATGTCTCCAAGCAACTTAACGTCACTGGGAATGTCTATGCCCTTTCGAATGTGAATGTGTCTCGGGAACTCAACGTCACCGGAAATGTGTATGCGCTCTCCAATGTGGATGTGTCCAAACAACTGAATGTGACTGGGAATGTGTACGCGCTCTCCAATGTGAATGTGTCCAAAGACCTTAACGTGACTGGTGTTGTCTATGCGCTTTCGAATGTGGATGTGTCTCGGGAACTCAACGTCACTGGGAATGTCTATGCGCTCTCCAATGTGGATGTATCTCGGGAACTCAACGTTACTGGGAATGTGTATGCCCTCTCGAATGTGGATGTGTCCAAACAACTGAATGTGACTGGGAATGTGTACGCGCTTTCCAATGTGGATGTGTCCAAACAACTCAACGTGTCCGGGAATGTGTACGCCCTCTCTAACGTGGACGTCTCCAAGCAACTTAACGTCACTGGGAATGTCTATGCGCTCTCAAATGTGAATGTGTCTCGGGATTTGAATGTGACGGGGATTGTCTATGCCCTCTCAAACGTGGATGTGACCAAACAACTCAACGTGACCGGGAATGTGTACGCCCTCTCCAATGTGGATGTCTCCAAAGAACTCAACGTCACTGGGAATGTCTATGCGTCCTCAAATGTGGATGTGTCTCGGGAACTCAACGTCACTGGAAATGTCCACGCACTCTCAAATGTGAATGTATCCAAACAACTTAACGTCACTGGGAATATCTATGCGTCCTCAAACGTGGACGTCACTGGGAATGTGAACGCGTCTTACTTTTATGGCGACGGGGGTACGCTCTCGAATATAAATTTAGAACGAGTCACATCATTTGGAAATACAACATCCCACACTGTACAATTTACAAATAGTGGTGTATCGTTATTTACGGATGGTAGTATGGGTGTTGGTACAAATACACCTGAAAAGACACTTCACGTTGCGGGTGATATTCTTTCAGATGTAGACATATATGCTGTACGATTTTTTGGTGACGGTGGTACACTTTCAAACTTGTTGACGGATATTACACTTCAAGAAGCCACAGATGTTGGAAATAGTACCACACAAGTTGTTCAATTTACAAATCCAACCACTGGTTTTATTACAACCGCTAATATTTCTGTGGGACGAAATATTGAGGTGACTGGGAATGTGTATGCACTCTCGAATGTTGACGTCACTCAAGACCTTAATGTGACGGGTGTTGTCTATGCACTCTCCAATGTGGATGTTGCGCAGGAACTCAACGTCACCGGGAATGTCTATGCCCTCTCCAATGTGGATGTTGCACAGGAACTCAACGTCACCGGGAATGTGTATGCACTCTCCAATGTTGATGTTGCGCAGGAACTCAACGTCACCGGGAATGTGTATGCTTTATCAAATGTTGATGTCGCACAGGAATTGAATGTGTCTGGGATTGTGTATGCCCTCTCAAATGTTGATGTCGCGCAGGAATTGAATGTAACTGGGATTGTTCACGCACTCTCCAACGTGGACGTGTCTCAAGAGTTGAACGTCACTGGGAATGTGTACGCGCTCTCCAACGTGGATGTGTCTCGTGAACTCAACGTGACCGGCAACGTGTATGCACTTTCCAATGTGGATGTGTCTCAGGAATTGAATGTGAGTGGGAATGTATATGCGTCCTCAAATGTGGATGTGGCTCAAGAGTTGAATGTGACTGGGAATGTCTATGCGCTCTCTAATGTGGATGTCTCTAAAGACCTCAACGTGACCGGAATTGTCTATGCACTCTCAAATGTAGACGTGTCTCAGGAGTTGAATGTGAGTGGGAATGTCTATGCGCTCTCTAATGTGGATGTGTCTCAGGAGTTGAATGTGACTGGAAATGTCTACGCGCTCTCAAATGTTGACGTCACTCAAGACCTCAACGTGACCGGGGTTGTGTACGCACTCTCCAATATTGACGTCACTCAAGACCTCAACGTCACTGGAATTGTCTATGCACTCTCCAATATTGACGTAACTCAAGACCTTAACGTGACTGGGGTTGTCTATGCCCTCTCCAATGTGGATGTTGCACAAGAGTTGAATGTGACTGGGAATGTGTATGCACTCTCCAATGTGGATGTGTCTCAGGAGTTGAATGTGACCGGCAACGTGTACGCACTCTCCAATGTCGATGTGTATCGGGAGTTGAATGTGACCGGCAACGTGTATGTGCTCTCCAATGTAGATGTGTCTCAGGAGTTGAATGTGACTGGGAATGTGTATGCGCTCTCGAATGTGGATGTGGCTCAAGACCTCAATGTGAGTGGGATTGTCTACGCCCTTTCAAATGTGGATGTCGCACGGGAACTCAACGTCACTGGGAATGTCTATGCACTCTCCAATGTGGATGTTGCACAGGAGTTGAACATCACTGGGAATGTGTACGCCCTTTCAAATGTGGATGTGGCTCAAGACCTCAATGTGAGTGGGATTGTCTATGCACTCTCTAATGTAGATGTTGCGCAGGAGTTGAACGTCACCGGGAATATCTACGCCCTTTCAAATGTGGATGTCGCACAGGAATTGAATGTATCTGGGAATGTCTACGCGCTCTCCAATGTAGATGTGTCTCGGGAGTTAAATGTGAGTGGGAATGTCTACGCGCTCTCCAACGTGGATGTGGCTCAAGAGTTGAATGTCGCCGGGAATGTGTACGCATCCTCAAATGTTATGGTCACTGGGAATGTTCACGCCGCCAGATACTATGGTGATGGTGGACATCTCGCAAATGTTACACTCCAAGTTGTGAGTGACCACGGAAACGCGACGTCCAATACAATTCAATTTACAAATCCGACGACCGCTTTTACGACCGACCTCACATCAAATGTTGGCGTCAATATTGGACAATTGAACAATGTGACGTTAACCACACCCCTCAATGAAGATATGCTTGTATATGATGGTACACAATGGGTTAATCAAAAACAGAATCACTTATTTTTATACGCAAAGGCGAATGTGGCGTTAAATAAAGGTGAAGTTGTGTACGCGACAGACACGGTTGGTAACGACACATTTGTCGTTGATAGAGCGGATGCACGTGACCCCCAAAAAATGCCTGCGATTGGT